TGCTAAGAAGTTTTGTTCTAAAAAATCTATATCAAGTCCTGTTGCAAATTGACTTTCATCTTCTTCTAGATAATCAACTTCTAAATCATCAAATTGTAGAAAGTCAATATCTAAAGCGTCTGCAACTTCATTTAATCCTTCTTCTTTTTGCATTTGTTCTATCTCAGCAGGTTTAGAAATAATCAATAAGTTATTAATCATCTCCTCATCTAAATCTAATATTACAGGTGTCAATGGTCGACTTGCAACTGTATCAACTACTGTAGCTTGAAATGCTTGATTAAGTATAACTTGACCTGCGTCTGACTCTACACTAATCTCACCAACAAAACAACTACCATTTGTATCACAGCTCGGTAATAATATAATCGTTGATGAACCTACCTCATCTATTGTCATTGTGAAATCTGTACCACGAACACCAATCGTTGCTGTCGGTGTTGTTATCTTTACATTTGTTGCTGAGTTTTTTGCAATTTGACCTGAGGCATATCTTACTGTGCCTAGTTTTGCTTTTAATGAAAGTTTACCTGTACCACTATTAGGGTCATAAACAAATTCATCTATGATAAGTTTACTATGTTGAGTAACATCAACTCTGGTAGCGTCTATGAACTCTATACCAACTTTACCATTGCCTGTTTTAACAGTATCGTATGAAAATATATCTAATTGTTTCTCAATAACAATACCATCTTCACCATCTTGTCTATCAATGACACCGTTACCCTCTAATTGAGTAACCTCACCAATAGAGGCAAGGCTACTTTTTAGGGGTAAAATCGTAAGGGTTAAGACTATGCACCCAGTTATAAAATTTATAAGCTGCATATGTAATCATTCCTGTATATAATAATATTAAAATCCAATCCATATTAGTCTCTCTGTATTATATCAATATTGTGGTTATCACCACTTGTTGTTAAAGTTATCATGTTATCATAAACACCTGATTGTGTGATATCAACATCAGCAATCGAACCTGTATGTGTGTGTATGTAGGTATGACCTATACTATCACCATTACCGTCAATGTCAATTAAGTAATTGTTTGTGTCGCCATTGACATTTAAAGTCATAATGACACTTGTACCGTCTATTGTAGCAGCGATAACATTTGAATCACTACCTGACGCACCTGCTATTGTAATACTAGCACCAGTAGCATCTGCTGTTTCACCGACATCAATATCTAGGTCGTTTGAAGAACCTACCCAAATAATTGACGCTGTAACTGTGGCACATGAACTAACTGTTCCGCCACTATCACAATTGAAATCAATGTTATTACTATTACCAGTTGTACTTAAAACACCTGTATAGTTAGCACCATTAATATCAAAAGTTATAACATTTGAATTACCAATTTGGTCAATGTTAAAGTTAGATGTAGCACCTGTTACAGTTGAAGCTGTAGTACTATTACCTATTGTATTATTCTGTCCGTCTTGTAACACATCTAAAGTTAATGTTGCTCCAGATTGGGTTACATAGATATCATTTGCCATTACTGGCGTTATAAACATCATCAAAAACATAACTAATTTAGTTATACTTTTCATTTTACTCTTTTTCCTTTTCTATATTGTTTATATCAATAATCATAATTGAGGCATGACTAGGTTTTATAAACCATGCAACCAATACAATGACTAATACCAAAATACCTCTACTAACATTATCTATCATTTTATCTCCTTAACGCCTTGCATTTTCCATAATCCTTTATTCACACCCTCATATACCATCTGCAATACAGCGTGTTCTATTGTTGTTCTTATAGCATAATTAACTGGTTCATTTGTAGCATTTCCTGTTTCAAACTCTAGTGCTTTTGTACCTAAATCTAAAAATCTAAATACATCACCGCCTTGACTATAACTTGCAATTGTTTTTGAAGCTGAAACAGATAGTAATATTTCACCTGTTTGTACAGCAACAACTCGCAAGGAAACTGTTACTTGGTCTGTACGATATTGTTCTTTAATACCAATACCAAAATATCTTGCACCAACACCACCACTTGCAACATTACTATCATATCCTACGATACCGCCTTCTATGATTAGTCCTGCAAAGACTAGTGGTTTCAAAGTATTCTCTGCTTGCGTTTCTCCATCATATAATTCTCTTGTTGACCTAATCAATTGTCTTTCTTTGACTAAATTACCTAAACCTTTTCTTTCAACAACTTTAAACCAATCACCATCACTAACTGCTTTTAAAGCAGATATAACCCATACATCAGGACCTTGAGTTACAGCTGTTGATAACTGCGAAAAGTTAGGACTAGGTTTTCTTTGTCCTGTCTGATCCGTAAACGAATAAACTGCAATTGTTATTTGAGGTTGATTATCTAAATCAGGTATCTCTCTCAATATTTCAATTGTTGATGTTCCCTCTATGAAAGGTTGAGCACCATGTTTAATATTGTGTTGACTATTAGAAGCACAACCTGTTAAAAGACATAACAATCCTATAACTTTTAATCCTGTATAAATGTCCATAATATCTTAAAACTGAAAATCACCTAAAGGTACTGACATGGTGGTCACATTACCAGTAGGGTCTGTAATTGTTAATGTAATAATTTCTGTTGATGTATCTTTTACCCAATAAATTGTAGAACCTTCTACTTCGGCAGTACCACTTGTTGGGCAGGTACCTGTACATGAAGTACCAAACATATTATCAACTAACTGTTTTGATAAGTTAGCATAAATTCTACTTTCTACATTCTTTATAAATTTAGCAATAGTAGTATTGTTTTCTGCTCTGACCGCAGCCGCTGCTGCTGACTTTGCGTCATCTTTTACATTCTTTTCTCTATTGTATTGTAATTGTTCAATAGACAAAACATGACTAGAATATCCATTTCCGCTAAAGGATGGATTGCTAAAATCATGCACTAATTCGCTTGCTGTAAGAGTGTTAGGACCCACCAATAACACATAAAAAAATGATACTAACACTACCTTTTGTAGTGTTTTCATACTTATATTTATAATAGGAGGTAGTCTATCAACCCGACAATCGCAATGGTAATTACGAAAACTGTGCCTATAATAAGACCACTATTCTTTAGGTGTTTTAGATATTCTCTTTGATTCTTTTGACTTGTCATTCCTTCGTTCATTTTCTTGTATCTCCAATACTGTATTCAATTTTGACCTCAACCTGATGAGGTCATTATCAAGCATTCTTATTCTATCAAGTAGTCCAATCAATGCTGTGTTTGCTTCACCTAATTTCTTTTTAAGATTTTCTGTTGTAAATCTATATATGAAATATATGAAGTATCCCATGGCGATTGCAGCTAAAGTAGCAAAACCATATTGATTTAAAATATCTACTACTGATAGCGACTCGCTCATTAGTTCTTTCTTTTACTTGATTTATAATCTTTGTTTTCTAGATAAGTTATTAATATCATAAAACCAATTGATAACGGAGTGCCTACTAGGCCTAATAACCATGCCATACCTAATGTCATTAATCTCTCCTAGCGTCTGTCTTTCCATCTGCTCTAGAGATTCTATCTTCGTCTGGTCTTAATTTTAAAGCGTGAGATATTAACAGGTCTAATTTAATCATGTCATTATTCATAGTCTTAATTCTATTGTCTAATGCCATAATGATACCATGAATACCACCTACTTGTCCAACTACAGACTCTAAGATATATTTTAGAATCATGTATATAAAGATACCCATAACAACTGCTGAAGCTACAGGTAAACCAAATTCAACTAATATTTCAAAAAACAAATTCATATACCCTATTTATACGCTTAAAAAAAGGGGTGCCGAAACACCCCTTTGTGTCTAATATAATATAATTTATTTTTTAGTGTATATTGAGTATAGTACCCAAACAGCAACTAAACCAACTAAACCCTGAGCACTAAACCCAGCGATAATTGATTGTACATTTGCTATCACAGATATGTCTGGCCAAAAAGGCACATTCTGTCCACTAAACAAAACTTCAAGGACAATGCCTAGAGCGATAAGTGAAACACCTACATCTGCTAGGGCAGCTGACCAAGACTTTATTTTAGTAATAATTTCCATATATTGTCTCCTTTATATGATTTGATATCTCAAACTGTACATGATATAATGTATTATTTATATTAAAAAGGGGTTAGGATACAATATCCTAACCCCAATATAAAGAAACAGGGTGGAGAGATTAATCCTCTTCTGCTAATTTTGAAAAGTAATCAAGTGTTTCATCACCATCATCCTCTTCATTACTATCAGCAACCGAAGTAGGTGTATCTACTGTTTCGTTTACAACTGGTGCACTAACTGTTGGTGTTGTAGGTGGGTCCATAACATCTTCAGCCGTACCAGTATTTCTAACGCCACTTAAAACTTTATCAAGTTTGCTTTTCAGCTCATCATAAGATTTAAAGTTTTCAGCCGCCAGAAATGGTTTTAGTGGATATTGTTTATTCCACAATTCTTCTATAGCTTCATCATTGTCTTTTACAGTAGATGAGCTATCAAACTCTGATTTATCGTAATTCCAGTAACCATCAACTTTTCTGATTTTCAGTTTAAAGTTTGCACCTTCCCAGAAATCAAATGGGTTGATAGGTTTCTCATCTTCAAATTCAGGTTTCATCGCTTCAGTAATCTTATCAAAGATTTTCTTACCGAATTTAAATAGTTTTACTTGACCTTCATTTTCAGGATGTTTAGAATC